TTAAATGATTTCATGTTATCCCTTTTAAATGTGCTTTTAAATCACCTTGAGGAATACTATTCATTATCCAAGTATGCAAAGTCTTTTGCCATTGTGATTCTTTCTTAATTGGTTTACCTCTATCCTTAAGAGTAATATAAGTAAAGTCTTTAACTACCTCACTATTTTTCTTATTAGATATTTTAGAAGTATTATCAGCTCCTGTAGGTTTAAAATAAACAGTATTTATTTTATTATTTAATATGACATGTATCTCACCATTCAATGGTAATTTTTTAGAGTAACCATTTACATATTGAAATACTGTATTAGCAGCACCTTTATGTGTGGTTAACATAATGTCATCTGGCACTACACGGCCTCTTGATTTATCTTTATTTTGTTCAATTGCAATTTCATAATCAGTTAATACCCAAACCAAATGGATATTTGCCGGATTATAACCTGCGTTTAATAGTCTAGGGAGGAATTGCTTAATATCACCTAAGTCTTTAGCTGTAATATCAAACATAATATTAGGTAAGGTCTCTTTATTCTCAATTTGACTTAACATTACATCAAGAGTTTTATCCTTAATGCCTAATTTCTTAATAAAGATATGAAGCTTAAATACATCATCAGATTTTGTTAAGTCAAGACCTTTAATTTCAGGATATTTATTTTGGAGTTTTGATATTTTCTGAAATGTTTTCTTCCATTCATCTACATCTCTAACCTTAAATAACTCCTTTTGCATAAAGTTATCAGCGGCAAAACCTTTACCCGAGCCAGCACCACCGGCTAAAAATACAATTTGGCCGTATTTCTTACCATTCGATAAGGTGATAAGTTTTTCAGCTAAAAGATGACGTTTAAATCCAAACATTTAATTCCTTATATTTGTAAATATATAGTCTTATTTATAAACTTTTGATTATGTCATCAAGGTCTTTAATATCACTCCATTTTTTAAGCTTACGTAGTTTGGCTGGCACTCTCCTCATTATTCTTTCCTCATCAAGCATACCCTGATGCGCTAAAATAACCAACATTGCAATAACATCTCCTATTTCCTTTTCAAGATTTTTTAAATTATCCTTTTCAGGCCCAAACCGAAGTATCTTTGATACCTCTTGTTGCACCTCAGCACATTCTTCAGCCAGTATTATCAGTGCTTCGTTGTTCACTTTTATCACCTATAATATAATCACCTGCTTTTACTGCATCATCTAATACTAATTTAAGAATTTCACCAACCATTTTATTAAATTTTGGCTCACCATGAGGGTCTTCATCTACCCAGTCTTCAACATTATAATCAAAGTCAATAGACTCAGTACTTTCATTTAATTTAATGGCTTCATACTTATATACAACTCCATGATATAACCCACCCTCTAATTTAATGTACCAATGTTCTTGATCAATATCTTTTTCAACAAAGGACCATTTATTATATAATTTTTCTCGTGTCATGCTTGGCATCTTTTGCTGTTTGGTCGTCGTTTACATCTATAAGATCCATGACTTAATGTCTTTTTACTAATACAATTACCATTATGGTCCTTACGTCTTTTTACATATTTAACTGCTGATTTACTCATTTTATCTCCTTTAAAATTTCATTTTGTTTAATAATAATCTAATAATCTATATTTTTCTACACAAGCAGGACAAACCTTACAAGGTATTTTTGATTGGCCATAACAACTTATTGTTTTTGGTAAAAGGTCAACTATATTAAATGTTGTATACATATCAATAATTTCCTTTTTTGTGTTAAAAGTAATTGGGAAGTGTGTTATATATGTATGGCCATTATTTGCTGTATAATTTTTAGTGTATTTAAAAGTTTTTTCACGAACTCTTATTTTAGCTACTTCCCTTGGATAAAATTCTTCACAATAATTAAGCTCTGATTTAGTTAATGTTGTTAATACTCTTCCGTGTAGAATATGTCGTATATCATATAACCTAAGAAAAGGAGCTCTATTATCTTTATCCGCCTGACCTCTAAACTCATACTTTGATTGATCCCATGTATTATCATATGCATGATGTTCTTGCCAATTTATATTTGGAAATTTATCTTTAATATAATTAATAACATTAGTAGCAGTTGATAATTGATCTGGGTGTCGATAACCAGTTATAAGATGTAAATCGATGTTAATATTTTCCTCATTAAAATACTTTGCAGTTAAATATAATAATAAAGTAGAATCAATTCCACCTGAAACTGTTACAGCAATTGAATCTATATCAGTTGCAATATTTAGTCCATTAATATTAATCATTTTCTTCCCATTTCAAATACATTTCTTACATTAGCATATTTTTGTCTAATATCTTCTTTTGATTTACCTAATATAATTCTTCCTACCCCATCATGAAATAATACACAATATTGTTTAAGTATCACTTTCTTTTAGAATTGCACCTAATTGTCTATACAATTTATTATATTTATGTTCCCATGTTAAAGCTACTTTCCTTTCATCATTAAACATGGCTTCAAAGTCAGGTTTCTTTTTAAATATATTATTAACTCTTTCTCTATATTTCGATTTAATTTTATTAATCATATTACCCCTCAAGTTTAAAAATAGTAGCAATTGCTTTAGCACATTCTCTGGCAACCTCAATATGTTCTTTCTGTGTTCCGTGTGATGATCTTAAATCAATGTAATGGATCCATGAACGAATAGTACCATTCATATACATCCTACTCATTGTGTTACCTTCTGGTAATACTACCCTTGCTTGTTCTTTAGCTATACCATTATTTATGGCGAAATCATAAGCCTCCAAAGCTGCCCTAATTACATTCTCTTGTTTAATTCTCCACATACCTGATAGTGTTTCATCAGTATTTTCTACTGAGTTCTGTCTATTAGTCTTATCCTGTAAACGCGCTTCACGTAACATAAATGCTAAATCATTAGTTGGATCTGCATATCTTTGAGAGAACTCTTGGAATGAAAATGATCTATGTCGTAAGATTTGTCTGGCAATATCTCGTGTAGTGTTAATTTCAATACAAGCACTTGCCATTTCAAGCGGTGACCAATGTTGATGTTTAACTAAATACCCAATAAGTTTAGTTGCCGTTTCAGTGTTATATTGATTTGCTGGATTACTTACCCTAGCACAATATGCTACTAGATCCATTACATCTTCTAAACCCTCCTTTTTAAATTCCCTAGAGGGTTGAGAATAACTAACTAACCTAGCGCTAGTAATTGTTCTTGAGTGGTCTATCTTAGGATTCTTTTTATATCCTTCTACTGTTTTACTTCCCATTATATTTTAAATCCTTCAAAGTTGTTAGTAGTACTAGTATTTTCACCAGTACCTAAATTTAATGATTGAGCTGAATCCTCAACATCATATAGCCTCATCTTAGGCCTATCAATACCTACAACAAATTTCTTTGTCTTACCTGTAGGATCATTATATCTATTTTTTAATTGCTTCACCATCATTTGATTTAAATTCTCTAACTCTTCAGTAGAGATTAAAGCAAACATTAGATCTGCTGTGGCAGGTAAACCAAATGACTCACTTGTATCTTCAAGTCCTACATCTGAATTACCATAACCACTTCTTGTGGTCTGTGTTGCTGATAGAATTGGTACATTATTCTCAATAGCTAAGCCTCTTAACTCTTCAGCAATTGCCTTAACATATTGATACGATCCACCAGCTCCATCAGCTTTCATTCTACTTGATGAGCAAATGTTTAAATAATCTATACAGATTAAATCTGGTCTAAATTCTTTCTTTAACTTAAGCTCATTGAGTAATGCCCTAAAATGACTTGCATTAGCAGCACCGGTAGGATATTCTTTAATGATTAACTTACCAATACCACCATCTGTTATCTTATGTAATTTCTTATCGAACATATCTTTACTTAAACTTTCAAGTTGATCAATAGGAACATTCATTAGATTAGCATCAATTCTTTCTGCAACTCTTTCCTCACTCATCTCCATAGATATGTATAAAACATTTTTCATTTGAGTAAGAGCACCGGCAGCGACATGACACATAAAGAGAGATTTACCTACACCAGTACCAGCCAAAGCAATATTCAAACTCTTATTGACAAGACCTCCTTTGGTGATTTTATTAAACATTTCCAAATCGAATGGTAAATGTTCTTCCTCTCTATGGTAGAATTCATATCTATCATCTGAGTTATCAATATAATCATGGCCAATATTAGTATCAAATGATACAGATAATGCCTTAGATAATAACTCAGGTAAAGCATTCTTTTGAAGTGTATCATGTTTACCATCAATGATATTGATAGACTCCATAATAGCTAAATAAATAGATCTATCCTGACACCATCTTTCTGTTTGATGTACCAACCAATCCTTATTAGTATCCTCCAAAGGTTTATCTAAAACTCCCAGAATAGAAAATACTTCGGCCACTTCATCTTGCCTAATATCTTTATTCTTTTGAAGTTCAATATTTAATGCTTCTATATTTGGTAACTTCTCATAAGTATTAACAAAGGATATAATCTCATTGAAAATAGTTTTATGAGGTGAATCAAAATACTTTGGCTTAAGATGTGGTATAGTAGTCCTGGTATAATCCTCATCTTGGATTAAATGTTTAAGTATTAATGTTTCTAAATTCATTCAGAGATGTCACCTTTAATCATTGCTGCGTGGCCAATTTCATACTTATTCTTTAAGAAGTCTTTAAATTTTTGATTACTAAGAATAGGTTCCCAGAACTCACCATTAAGAGCTTTAGCCCTAAGCTTATCTTCAGATACTTCACCTGTATTCACATCTACCTTTGAATACCAACCCATAGTAGGTTTGACAACAAACCCACCTTCAAGTGCAGCATCTAATAAACCAGTGTATCTATCAATACCACCTTCCCAAGTAACTGAAATAGGAATCTTACTTTTCTCTTTAACAAATCTACTCTTTTCAATATTAACAATGAAGTTATAACCTTTAATGTCCTTACCTTCTTTCTCTTGTTGTCTACCAATGATCCAAATGTTATCAGCCGAGTAGTAAATTCCTGTACCACCAGAAACAACAGCTCTAGAGAACATCTCCATTGTTTGATATGTATGGTTAACTGCAAGCATTGGAATATCTCTCATTGAAAGATATGGCGTGCACATTCTGAATAGACCTTTAAGGGCTTTAGCACGAGACATATCAGCAACACTCTTCTCATTCTTAGCATCTTCTAATTCTTTTTTGGATGCAAGATTACCAATAGAGTCAATAACAATAATAACTTTATCTTCCTTTTCAATTGCTTCTAACTGGTTAACCACATCAAACTTTAGCTCTTCAACATCAGTAATTGGTGTATGTAATACTCTACTAGTATCAATGCCAAAACTTTCAAAGTAACTTTGTGGGGAACCAAATTCTGAATCATAGAATAACATAATAGCATCTTCATGCTTCTTAAGATATGCCGCGGCCATTAATAATCCAAATGAAGTCTTAAAATGCTTCGATGGTCCCGCCAGTACAGTTAAGCCTGAGGTTAAACCGCCATCAGGATCACCAGACAATGCTACATTAATCATAGGGACTTCCGTAGGTACCATATCCTGATTAGTAAATAGTTTAGACTTATTTAGAATTGCTGATTCTTTAATTCTACTATTCTTTTTGAGTTTATCCATTATTCCCATATTATTTGTTCTCCTTTATCATGTATTTCATTGCGCCATTAAAACACTTATCGTATCCTTCCTGATACGCTTTATCAGTCAATGCTTTAGCATCACCATTTAATAGAAACTTAATTCTGTCTATAATACTCATAGTTTCTCCTTTACAAACATGCCTTCAGGAGTTAAATATCCTTTCCGATCTTTAATTTCTTCATATGCTTGATTAATACAATCATCCATGCTTACGCCATAGGTTAAACAAACCCCACGTAGTGTTACATAGATATCACCAATTGCATCCATAACTTCATATTTATCATTCTTATTTAATGCATCAAATAACTCTGTTAACTCTTCAAGAGTTTTAATTGCTTGACTAAGAGGTTTGCCGTTTTCAGTAATGCCTCTATCTTCAAACCACCTATCGATATGTATGTCTTTATTACTCATTTTTTATTTCCTATTTAATTCAACATAGTATATATTATAACATACTTTGGTGCAAAAGTAAACCCTAATAGTGAACTTTTTGTTCTTTTTCTCTATCATCTAATTCATACAGAGATCTATATTTATTATTGGCTTTGATTGTTTCAGCCAATACGGTAAATTTATTATTTGAAAAATCTAATAAAGCAGTTGTATCTTTAGGGAAACAAGCTCCACCATAGCCTCTACGACCATCCGGGCCAGGTACTTGCATATGTGAATATGTAATCCTTGGATCAGCTCCAAGTGCTTGAGTAATATTATTAAAGCTTACATTATGGGTTTTACACATATCATAGAATTGATTAAAGAATAATACTTTAGTAGCCAAGAAAGAATTCATACCATACTTAACAAAGCTTGCCTCCTTAGGTGTCATATGGAATTTAGGGGCAGGTTTGCATATAGAATTATTTAGATAATATTTTTCAAGTTGTTTTGTATCTTCAATATCACCACCAAATACATGATGAGTTGCATATTCAAAATCATGTTTAGCATTAGCCTCAGTTAAGAACTCAGGATTATATACAAAATTATCATGAGATTTATATAGCTCATCTACAATCTCAGGTGTAACTGTTGATTTAAGAACAGTAATAGTTTTGTATTTACCTTTAATTTCGCCCATGACCTTCTTAACGATTGATGCATCGATTGACCCATCGATACACATAGGTGTAGGCACACAAATGAAAGTCACTGCAGGCTCAGCGTCTATGACGTCCTGAGTATTAGTATTCATAAGTGGGTCCGAAATAATGATTTCATTATCATCTGTAGTAAACCCATAACCTGCTGCTTTACCAACAAATCCATATCCAATTATTCCAACTTTTATTTTATTCATATAACATATCCTCTTTCTCTAATACGAGCCTTCCAGCCACCACCTTTTACTTGTTCTTCTAATTGGAGTTTAATCCAAGACTTAAGTTTATTATCAGTTAAACCAATTAAAATTACCTTTATATCTTCTTCATTTAAATTATTTAGTTGCATTTTATTCTCCTATAAACTATTGTGCATAACATATTCTATGGCCCTTGCGGCTTCTTTATCTAATGGTCTATTTTTATACCAATTACCTGTATCCATGTCTAGACCTTTACATAAATTTACAACTTCATTTATTGAAATTGGGTAATTTCTTTTTGTTGCTGAATAAGCAATTGAGATCATAATCTGGTACATCTTATGATACCAACCAGTACCAGAAATTGTGTTATAATCCTTAATCATTTTCTTAGAAACAAATGGACAATCCTTATAGTTATTCCATGATATAGTAGTATTAGTTAATCTTGATTTCCTCTCACTTATTATAGCATTTCTAATTGCTTCTGGTAAGTTATCAAATAAACCTTTTGGCTTTTCTATATATGAATGCTTATTCATTAGATCAAATGGATTAATATGTTCACCTTCATTTGTAAAGATAAAATTATTAGCACCTTTATATAAAGCTGGAATATAATACATCCTACTCATGTCTTTAGTTTGAATATCTCCAATTTCACCTAACTCAGTATTTAGTGCAAACCAAAAATGACTAATATTATTAGACATTACTTCATTAGTTAGAGGAAATACTAATCTAAATTTTGGATGTTCTTTAGTAGATGAAGCTGTTGAGTAACACACAAAATAATACTTACCATATTTTTCTTTTAATTCTGATTTAAGATCACCTTCAAACTTATGTTCATCTACATCTACTGCGGCCCAACCTTCCCACGCCACTACATTTAAATTAGCTCTTGTAGTTTCATTTTTATATGAGGCAGGAGATATTAGTTGAGCATCTGTCTTTGATTCTTTTGGCTCTTTAGCCAAATTATATAATAGGTTTTCTAACTCATCGAAAGTATCAAATGCTACTATTTTATTAATCTTATTATCGTATAGAGATTTAAATAAGGTTAGTTGGTAATTCATTAATATAATCCTCTAAATGATAATTTTGAGTCCATCCTAATTCTTCTATCTTATCTGTCATAACAGGTCCTGCCATTCTATTTCCAGGTCTTTCAGGTAAGTATTGAATTGTAGAAACATGAGCTTTAATAGCAAATAATTCTGCCAGTTCATTGATACTATAACTGGTTGCCGAACCTATACCATAACCATCACCGTGTCCTTTTTCACCAATTAGTAATAGACCATTGATAGTATCATTGACATGGGTAAAGTTTCTTCTTTGTGTGCCAGGTAATACAACAGTAAACTTATCTCTATTCTTAAGCTTATCTTTAAATAAAGCAACCAATGTTGCATACTTACCTGAGCTAATTTCTCTATTGCCATAAACATTATAGAAGTAAGTAATTGCATAATCAATACCAAACCACTCACCATAATTCTTAACCAATTGAGTATTAGTAGACTTAGCCCAAGCATAAGGGCTTTGATTCTTACCTATACCATTATCAGCAAACTTTGTAGATGAACCGGCATAAATTAGTTTCGCTCCAGTCTTCCTAACATATTCTAATACAGCAAAGGTCCCGTCTTTATTATATTCCCAAACCTTTTGAATATCATCAAAGCTTTGTTCTACCCTAGAGTATTCACCAAGGTGATAGATAATATCTGGTGTTACATAACCAAAAGTAGATTTTTCAATGTCTTTAGTATTACCTCTTATATAAATTACTTTATCGACATGATTATCTTCTGAGCCGGTGAAGTAATTATCTAAGCTCCATACTTCATTATGCTTTACTAATTCCTCACATAAATTACTACCGATAAAGCCAGCCCCGCCAGTGACTAAAATCTTTTTACCCTTCATCATCAATCCACCTAAGTAATGAATTTTCAGTACTATCTACTCGTGGGAACCAAGTATATTTAGACTTCTTAGTAATGTGAGGTTGTCCAATTAACTTTGCAAACTCAGCAATGTCTTCATCATTCCTAAATCTAACTCTCATCATATGATATGCTTCATCATTTTCTTGGACATACTCTGGCATATCTTCCCAGCCATTCCACTTGTTTCTTTCTTCTTCCTGTTCAGTAATTACAAATATGTTATCACTCATTTTTCTGCCTCCGCTGTTATCATTTTTAATCCATAAGTATTAATTCCATACTTAGGTATATAGTCATCTTTATATTCTAATGGTTGCTTAAATACTCTGTAATTAACTAAGTGATGACATCTACCCCATCTTATAATTACCTCAACCACATCTGGATGTTGAGCCTTAAGCGACTCTGCAAATTCTCTACGATTATCAGAGCTTTGCCCATCCTTCACTTCATAAACTTCTTCCGTATTACCACCTTTCATAGAGTGAGTTGCTGCCTTACCACACAAGTAAGCATTAAATAGAATAGTTCTATATCCAGACTTAAGTACACGTAAACTTAAATCTGTATCTTCATTATACTTACCACGCCATCTATGTTCAACAGAATTGTTAATAAGAATGCATGAATAAATTCTTGTGTTAAGATAGAATGGAGCTTTCTTTTGAGACCTAGGAGCAAAGAATGCATAGTTCATACCTGACATTCCAATGTCCTTATATCTATCTGTAAAGATTTCACATAATCTAAATGTGGATCCCGATGTAACTCTTACCTTTAAATTTCTATTTAGTCTATAAAAATGTCTAATGTTATCATCTAAAATCCAATGCTTCTTATGACCTTCTGCAATTGAATGTTTCCAAACCCAATTACGTACTGGAATAGAACCACCAAGTCTACCATCCACATCAGGAAAAGCCAGGTCAGGATCTTCTCTAAAACCTTCAGGTAATATTAGAATCTTAGCTGGATCAATCACAGCAGCATAGTCATCATATTCTGATTTTTCAATTACAATTCTATAAGGCACGCCAATCTCTTCTAGAGTCTTGGATGTCATTCGGGTGTTTGCTCTACCCTTAGAGATAATGTATACGGGATATTTTGGATTCATATTCTTTTTTCCTTTTTTATATATTATATTATATCATATTTAGTATCAAAAGTAAACCCCTTTTTTAAAAAAAATTATCAAGGGATATTGTTTTTTCTATTTCCCACCCAATTGAGGTAAGAATAGGTTTAATAACAGATACAAATGTCTTTTCAAATTGAGTATTGTAATCAACATAGCTATTTAGATTTAACTCTCTTGGGAGATAGTCTATAAATGATATTACATTACTCTTAATTGGATTAGGCATTTTAAGATAAGTAAACTTAACTTTATCTCCACTTTCAATCATATTATATTTCTTATTTAGTCTTTTTTCTTTTATAACATTATTATGTACTAAAGAACCTCTTACGTGAATTGGAGTTCCTTTAGTGTATATAGTCCTTTTATCTGCCCACTTATCTAATTCGTGGATGCCTCTTGGGAATGATACCTCTTCTGCTAATGAACCATTAAATAAAGTTTTGAATTGAGCTATCTCTGATTGAACTGTCGCCTCATCCTTAGTAATGATTGTAGTAAACATATCCCTTAAGGCTTGCCTGCATATCGCCGGAGTCGATGATTTGATTGCTTCAATGCCCATAATCTTAAGTTTAGGCTTAGTATATCTAACTCCCTCATTGTCATGTACATTTAGTATGTACCGTTTCTTAGCTGTCCAGATACCTCGGTCAGCAATAACCTCTCTACCCATGACCATTTTATTAGACCTACCGCCAAGTCTATTAAATAAATCAGCATAAGCATCAATAAGAACATCTTCCAGTTTTCCAGAACAAACTTTATCAAGAAAATCAATAGGCTTAACAGGCTTAAGCTTATCAACAAGAGGACCCAAGTTGACATATACACTATCAGTGTCAATAGCAATAACATAATCACGGTTTCCATTATCATTTCCCATTAGTTTATTTAGATATTCATTAAGATGTTTTTCGGCCCACTTAATAGTTGCTTGGCCTGATAGTGTAATACCTTCCGCAATACGCATATCAAAATATCTAAACCATTTATTACCCATTGCTCCATACAAAGAGTTAAGTAGAATTTTAATTGCCATTTGTTTATTCTTGGCAATTGCTATTCGTTTTTCAATAGCATATTTTTGAGTTTTACTACCATCAATGAGTTGTTCCATCTCTTGTTGGGCCTTAAGCATTTCATCTTTAACTCCTACCCGTTCGGCATATAACTCTTCAACAATCCTAGGTAATACCCCAGTTTTAGTTGTATCAAATCTAACACCATTGGCTGCCATGGCAGTATTTGGTACTTTATTAGTCATAGTTCCGGCTAAAATATTATCTGGAGTTACGCCTGGTTCAGTATCATGTAGTATAGTTTCTGGGCTCATATTATATTGCATAATAAGAGATGGATATAGAGAGTTTAAGTCAAATGATACAACCCAATCATGCATTCCCACCATAGGATCTTTTACATAACCACCAGGATAATCACCTTTGTACGATTCATTGTTTTGAGGTATAGTAATATGTTGTTCAGATAAGTCTCTGTAAATAATTGAGTCCCAAATAGCAACAGTACCTAATACCTCCTCATAGTTAACACCACCTTTATAAGCCATAGTCATTGCAAGAACAATAAGGCCCATTTTATCCTCAAGCCTATCTACAATTTCAACGTCTTTAATGTTGTAGTCAATAAACTTTTGATAGTTGTTATGGTATAACTCATTTAAGTCACCAAATTCTTCATATGATAACTTTCGTTCACCAAGCTCAACATGAGCAATATGATCTAACTTATAAGATTCCTGAGTAGTATATGTGAATTTTTTATATAGTTCAATATAGTCCAACACAGCAATACCTTTTAAGTTAAATGTTTGCCTCTTTTTACCAAATGTTTCTATTTCCCTAAGCGAAATATCACCCCAAGGAGATAACTTTTTCATTACATCACTGCCACATATAGTTTTAATTCTATTAACTAGGTATGGTATATCAAAGAATCTTACATTCCACCCAGTAATAATATCTACTGAACTCATATGTAATGTATATCTTATAAGTAATTCCTTTTCATCATTACATTTGATATACTTGACTTGGTTGGTAGTCATATAAGATTTTTCTACATCATAATCACCACATCCAAAGACATAGTAAATATCATCAATGTTATTCTTACAAGTAATAGCAGTAACTTCCTGATCGGCAATATCCGGATGAGGAAACCCATCTTCAAATTTCGTTTCAATATCTATTGAAGTAATATTAATATGCTTTGGTTCCCATTTGATCTTACCAGGAAATTCCTGATAGAGATACTGAGCTACATAGTTAGTATTACCAAAGATTTTAAATTTGTCTACATCAGAATATTGTTTAACGAAGTCAGTTGCTTCTTTCATTGCCCCAAATGTTATTGGTTCAACATTGACATCATCCAATGACTTCCATTTTGACTTAGGATCTTTTGAGGATACATAGAGAGTTGGCTTGAATGGAATTGTGCGTTGCACACGCTTCCCATTTTCATAACCAAGGTATCTAATGTTTTTGCCAAATCGATAGGCATTCGTATATATTTTATCAATCATATGTTAATATTATAACATATTCTTGACCAAAAGTAAACCCCAATTACGTAATTATTTTTTGTAGTGGTGTTTCAATTGAAGGAGCATCTCCAATCATGGATTTATATTTATCAATTAAACCAGGTTCTGGTTGTACAATAAACATAATATGTTCTACCTTAATATATAATTTCTCAATTGCACAATAACTCATATAAGGAGCAAAGGAAATTTTACCTTCCCCTGTTGGAATTAGTTGAACGGGATCTGTAACAGTAATTAAAGTTGTAGTATCATTTTGAATTTTGCAAAGGATTTCTTCGCCAGTTGTTAGTCTTACGAGTTGTATCATAATTTCTCCATTATATAATATAATGGCCATTAAGAGTATTAATGACCAGTAAAGTTGTTATTTAACCTAAAAGAAGTTCTTTGGCTCTTTCGCCAAATTCTCCAAGGTTAATAGTTTGAGGTTTATCTTCCTCTGGGATTTCATTTTCAAGACCAATTAATAATAATCCATTCACAATATCAGCACCTACCACTTTGATAGTTTCAGCTAATGTAAATGATCTACTAAAGTCTCTAGTTGAAATGCCTTTATGAACATATTCATCATTACGATTATTTTCATATTCTTTATGTTTACCAGAAACAGTCAATATACCTTTTTCTAAAATCAAATCAATTTCATCTGATTTAAATCCAGCCACTGCGATTTCAATTAGATAATGATTATCATCTTTCCTCACCACATTATATGGTGGGTATGATTGTTTTTGTTGAGGGTTATTTAATGAATTGAATAATTCATCAAATCCAAAGAATAGATCTCTTTGAAATGTTGTCATATTTTTCTCCTGTTAAGCGAGTTTTAATTATAGAGCCACTCTTGTGACTCCTCCATATGTAAGCCCGAAGCACTTACAAATCTATTTATATAATTTATTTCACACCAATATTATATTTTGGGCATAATTCCCAATTATTTTTATCTTTATGTGAGATTATTTTAATTTGATTTAAAGGGGCAGTATCACCAATGGTCAATACAGTTTCTAATAAACCCCAATCAGACATAAGTTGTACTATTGTATTTCTTCTGCCTAAGTCATTCTCAGTTAGGTTAGATGGCTTTCCATCCAACAAAAATAATTCTTTAAAATGTGTTATAAAATATCTACCTTGCTTATGTAATATATGACAAGATTGATATAGCTTTGAGTCTCTTTTAGATGCTACACCCATCCGAGTTAATGTTTCTCTGATTTTTAAAAAATCATCTGGTTCTCCTAAGATAACCTCTAACATCATATCAGGGTTCCAATTTACTAGTTCATCATTTTGTTCCACCATGATCTATTCTTTCCTTAATTAGCTTCAATTCATTTTTAGTTAGAAGCGAAAGAACATCTCTGGCCTTTTCATTAGAATATCCATAATACTTTTTGATAGATTTAATATCGTCAGACTCTGATGCCTTATTCCACTTCGAGAAACGTTTGCGCTTCCTAACAATATTTATAAGAAAGTTATACTGGGGCCCATTGTCAAGATGGTGACTTATATTCATCTCATTTGCTTGTAAGACAGTATCAGGGAAATAAGATAAGCCTCTATTGATCATAAAAGCAGGATAGTCTTTTTCATTTTCCAAGATATATTTCTTGGAATTATTAATCGAATTTAAGTAGTCGAATGGATTTTTACTCATGTTATTGACCTAATGATTGATTGAAATCTAATAACATCAAGAGCAATATCTGTTCTTGGGTCATGCAAATTTAATGTCTCCTCGTCGATGCCTTCAGGTATGAATATAGTACTCACATCATAACCCCAAGTTAATCCATCAATTAATGATCTCATATCTCTAACCTTCCACCAAGGGTATGGTTCAACAATATTAAGTTGTTTACATAATGCTGTAATAATCATAGGATCAAATGTATTACCTCTAGTATATACATAAGCATTATTAGGATATTCAGCCAAGAATAAATGATTAAGATCTTTAAGTTCATGGTCTGAGGCTAATGGTTTAAGATTTGCCTCAACAATTTCATCACCTAAAGATTGCCACCATTCAAGAGTACTAGGATTAATAATTCTATTATAGTTCTTTACTTGGTCTGCGACATCAAATTTCATAAACTTAGCATCAGTTATGATTTCATTTAATGTGTACGGATTATCCTTAAATCTATTAGTATCAAATGCATAACAAGCAACTGATAGTACTGGAAGAGTTTGTACATTAGTTCCTAATGTTTCAAAATCAAAAATAAAAGAATCATTCATTATTTAAATTGTCCTTGTGCCATAATTTCTGTAAGACATGCCACTGTGTTTAGTTCATGATCAGCAACAAATGCATCTTTATAAGAATAGTCAGCCAAAGTCATAACCAATTGAGGTATATAATTTGGATCTATATAATCTAACATATTATCATAAATCATTCTAAATAGTTTGGCACTTTCCATATCAATATTATCGGTTACCCATTTACGCATACCTTTAAAGTTTTTATTTTTAAGATCTGCCATTAGTGCTTTAATGGATGTTTCAGATAATGTAACAAGAATACCTGAGTCAATGGTACCAGATATGCCATATCGTTGGCACTCATTAATAACTCTTCTCCAATCAGGAATGTATTTCATTATCAATTCGGCTAACACGGCAGGCTCGGCGATTACTTGTTCCTTAGTAAGGATATATTGTAACCTTTCCATAAACTGACCAGCAAGGGTTGCTTTGGAACCTACATTAAATTCATAAACAGAACATCGAGAATGTAATGGTTCGATAATCCTATTCTTGAAGTTACAGGTTAGAATAAACCTGCAATTATTACTAAACTCTTCAATGAATCCACGAAGAGCTGGTTGAGTAGACTGGGGGTTTAGATAGTCAGCTTCATCCAATATAACTACTTTGTATCCTCCCAGAAGTGAAACAGTCGAAGCGAACTGTTTGATTTTACCACGGAGTGTATCAATATTGCCATCCTCAGAACCATTAATAATAATATGGTCGAGTTCCAATTCATTACAAAGCGCTCTGGCCACAGTAGTTTTACCTACGCCTGCGGTACCTGTGAACATCATATTTGGAAGCTCGCCACCTTTGATTATTTCTTTAAATGTATTCTTTAACGAATTATCTAAAATACATTCATTAATGGTGGCAGGTCTATATTTCTCGACCCAAAGGAAGTCTTTTCTCATTCATATCTCCATAGTAAATTTTAAAATTAGGGGGAGTATTCACACACACTACTCCCGGAGTGCTAAAAGGCGGAGGTTATAACTTTTGCCCGTGCTTGTAATACTATTATAACATATTTCTGGTCAAATGTAAACCATTATTTTGTTAAATCTTCATAAAGTTCTTCAACATCATTGTTATTTGCTTGAACTTCTGCCATGTTTGACTTATATAAAATAGAAGCTACCTTTTTAAGTACCTTTTTATCTAATGTATATTTTTCAGCCAAGGCATTAATTGTTTCTTTGATGAATTCCTTTTCAGAATTAATTCTAATCATTGAATCCAATACAGTTTGCATGACACTTTTAATATCTTTTAAATCACTTTCCAACATAATATAATTCCTATTTTTAAATTTGGCGCCCCGGAAAGGAGTTGAACCTTTAACCTACGCCTTAGAAGGGCGTTGCTCTATCCGATTGAGCTACCGAGACTTGGTGCCCCTTGTTAGACTTGAACTAACGACCTACCGATTATGAGTCGGACGCTCTGACCAACTGAGCTAAAGGGGCATTGTTATTACTCAGTAGTCGCTTCATCCTCAGTCGCTTCATCCTCGGCTGGTTTATTAGCTTCTAAGAATGCTGCCAATCGATTACGAACAGTACCAACATCGCTTAATTCAGAACCTTCAAAGGCGCCTCGTTTAGTTACAATGTCAATAATTTGTACACACGCTGCAATATCTTGCATGCCAATACCTGGCACCTCTTGTGTTGCATCTTCTACTTGGTTTTCTTCACTCATTTTATACTCCGTATTTTGAATTTTTATCTAAGGCAATCCAGTAATTGGTATCACCTGCTTTAACCGCCGAGATCATTTTAGACGAAATGTCAAAAACATATTCCCCGGCCTCTTTAAATTTGAAACTATTCACATTGAATATGAAATCAAATTGTTCTGTTGTTTTAATATTACAATTTGTAATATCTAAACTAAACTTATTTGAAGTTGGATCTGTTGTATCTGTAACAGTCAACTTAATTACACCATTATTATTATTTGCAATTACATGATCACCAGAAATAATACCTGATGCTTTACGAATGGCATTTAATTGATCATTAGTAATAGTGAATGTAACTTCGGATTCTGGCATTTGTAAATCCTTATCTGAAGTAACTAAATTCTCAATATCTGAAAAGAAGTATTGAATTGATGAACCACTATCAGATATTGTTACAAAGTTTTGATTATCAGAGAAAACTAAATTAGGATCATTAAATAATCCCACACAACTTAAAAATTGATTTAAGTCATATATACCAAACTTATAAGGAAAGTCCTCCGTGATGGTTGCCTTACCCATAATATTTTTTGAAATAGCCACTGACCGTAGCGTTTTAGATTCCACACCAAATGCAATATTACTATTGATGCCTGCGAAGCTTTTTAATACTTCAATTGTTTCATTACTTAGTTTCATTCACTAACTCCTTTTCATTATTTAAATCATGCTCATTTAATGCTAATAAGCTATAGTGCATAATCTTGACAAGATCAGATCTATTAGTACCTGCCTTCTTGCCATATCTTGCAGCATATTTTATAACATTGCCTAGACAAAAATCTAAGCCTTTTCCAGTCGCGGAAATAAGATCCATAGACTGAGTACCGTCATCACTACAATAGTGTTGATTGTAAGTTTTATTTATATAAATAATAAAATCATTTAAGATTTTATCCTCGTTATATTTGTAATTAATTTTTTCCATATATGTATATTATAACACATTTCCGGTCAAAAGTAAACCAAAAATGCGTTTATTTTTTAATTAAATTTTGTAATCAGCATAAGGAACTTCAAACTCAGTTGTTGAAGTATCATTTGGATATTCACCAACACCGGTCACGGTTGCATCAACCTTAGTGTAAAGATCAAGGAAGGCTTCTTTGGTATCTTCATCAAAGCGATTAATACATAATGAAACTGCCTTATCACGTTTCCCAAAAATTGAGAAGGTCTGAACAATGTGACATAGTCTACGGGTTGAAATAACTTCATCAACACCACCATCTTTAAATGTTTGTCTAATTGTATCAGCCCATCCAACTAATAGGTCCTTAAATTCTTCATCAATAGCTTCAAATTTTTCCATGTGCTTCATGATAATTTTCTTTTCAGTCACTGGGGCTGGGTAAGATTGTTCAACGGTAATAGTAAATCTTTCAAGGAATGCCTCATCAAGAATTGTTGCCGCGGTGAATCTACCATCATCAGAACCTTTACCTTTAGTATTGGCTGTGGCCAACACATTGAATCCAGTCTTAGGTGTGATTACTTCACCAGTCTTTTTAATTAGAACTGGTTTGCCTTCAAGGACACCTTGGAGACACATAATTTTATTTGTTCCTCTATCAATCTCATCGATTAATAAAATAGCCCCAGCTTCCATAGCTTTAATCACAGGTCCTTTTTGGAACACTGTTTCACCATTCAGTAGTCTAAAGCCACCAATTAAATCATCCTCATCCGTTTCAGGTGAGATTTGAACCCTAACATATTCTCTACCGGCCTTCGCACAGGCTTGTTCAACCATAAACGTTTTACCGTTACCAGATAATCCAGTAATAAATGTAGGGTAAAACATTTGAGATTTAACAATTTTAAATACATCAGAGAAGTTTCCCCATTGTACAAATGTTTTATCTTGTTCAGGTATATAAATTTCATCATTAGAAACTGATGAAACACCAATGTTTTCTACAACATTAGCTTTAGCTTTGAAAGGTGTTAATACACCAGACATATCATAAACACCTCTACGGACTTTAGGAAAACTTTGCATTTCTTTATAGATTCCTGTTTCGGCAACTCCAACTTCAGCAGCAGCTTCAATTACCTGATTAGGTAAAAATTCAGTATTGTCTGGGTATTTATTTTGTAATTGTTCTATTATTTTTTTATTCATTTTTAACTTCCTTTTTTATTGTTTATATGTATATTATAACATAACTAGCTCAAATATGTTAACTAAATGCGAACTAAATAGGGATACATTTTTATATCCCTTAATGGATACCTAAGCTGCAACAGCATCAGTAATTTTATTAACCAGTTGTTTAGAATTTTTAGCATTCTTATTGAATTTTCTAAACTCACGTTTAATATCTTTGATTCCGATGCCGGTACCTTTTTTATCCACAACTTCAAATTCGGTTGGTACCTTTTTACCACCAACCTTAACAATGAAATATTCATCATAACCACCAACATTTTTATAAGTAATTACACCTTCGGTGGTCCATTTTTTACGGGCAATTTCCTTTTTGCTATCCTTACCTACACCCCAACTATCAATATTAGTAACACTATATCCATTATTGAAATCATATTTACCGTCACAAAGGAAGAAGCCAAGGACCTTAGAATTTGTAAGCTTACCTAACAATTTAATTGTGTTGGATTGTATCTCATCACGGTCTTTACCTTCAATGAATTTATTTCCAAATTTAATTTTTAATCCATCTCTTTGAGTAAATGTTTCCGTGCGGTATTCATTGTTAACTCTAATTGAATCACCCATACCATCAGTCAAGATCATAACATTCATATTTTGAACTCCGGTCTCGGCTCTAAACTTATTAATGATTTTTTCTGAAGCAATAAGACTTTGTACAAGAGGTGTTCCACCCATACGATCATAATTTGACATGTGAGAATATCTAAGAGGTGAACTCCAATCTGAAGCTTCAGCAATAGCAAATATATTCATTAATGATTCATTAAAATCTTTTTTCTTAAGTCTAGATGAAATTATATTAACCAATTTAAGTGATGTTACATTTTCAATATCATTTTCACCAAGATTTACTTCCTTGTTGTTACCTCTAGTGGTGAATGAATAAGCCTCAAATGGAATGTTAACCTTTTTACAAAATAAAGCAATAGTAATTGTTTGTTTAATAACATCTTTAAGGATACCATTCATCGAACCAGAAAAATCAATTAACATAAACATACCGTGCGACTTGGCTTGAGCCAAACGATTGACACTTAAGAAAATATCTTCCGAGTATTGATATTGGTGAAGCTTATTAGTATTCAAAGAACCTTTTTTGGCTTCAGTAGACCTTGAGTATTCCCAAGCAGCTTTTTTACGTTCAAACTCTCTGGCCATAAGATTAACTGTTTTAGTAACACCAGAGTCCAACATCATTTTATATAGGCCAGGTAATTCTGGGTGAATATATGCACCGGCAATTTCTAATCTATCCTTTCTTAATTTATCATATGTTACGATTAGCTTATTAATCGTATCATCGGACATGCCTGAAGAATAAGTAGGTTGTCTACCATCTTCATCTTTTTCCAATAAATCACCTTCATTGTCTCTTTGGGCTTTATCTGTTAAGCTTTCCTCTGGGTCAATTTCATCTATTGGATCACCCTCATTTAATTCAGTGTCCGATCCACTTTCATCCATTTGATTAGACTCATTAGAGCTTTGTTGTGTTGTTTTTTCGTCATCATCTTGGTCTCCATTTTCATCTCCACCAATAGTGTTTTGAGGTTCTTGTTCCTCATCATCTTCATAATCTTCTTTATTGTTTAACCAATCATTAATCTCGGTACATACCTTAAGCACATCTTCCCAAGTTTCAACACCCATAGCTAAATCAACAAACATTTTTTCAGTAGGGTTAAATTCAACACCAACATATCCTCTACCTTTAGAATAAATATTTAATTTATCCATAAAATTGTATGTTGTAATATCTTTACCTTCAGTACCAAATAGGTTATCATCAAATAGAACTTTATAACCTTGTTTAAAAGCTCTCACAATGCCTGGGTAAGTTGATTGAATTTTCTTTTCAATTCGAATGTCTTCAATGATATTAATCATATCACGTGGGACACCTGGGATAACTTTTTCAGAGTCATGCCATCCATCGATTGGTGTATATAAGGCGTGACCAACTTCATGTCCTACGAGTAAGTCATAAACAGCTTTACCTTTATCTTTCCATAATGGTAATCTTAATACACGGCCCTCAACATCGAATGATGCAGTTGAAAAGTTACCATGTATAACATCTAAATTTTCTTTAGCTAATAATCTGGCTAAATAATCCTGTGATTTGAAATTCATAATATAACATCCTTTTTTATTGTTTATATGTATATTATAACATAACTAGCTCAAATATGTTAACTAAATGCGAACTAAATAGGGATACGAAAAGGTATCCCCAAAGGGATATAGTGTTTTGGGTGTTAGGTATCCCTAAATGGATACTTATGATATACTTGAGAAGTTATTAATTTTGGTGAATTGGATTTTTGATTCTAACTTTGATTCTAACAAGTCTGGCTTATGAGATATGACAAAAGTGTTTGTATTTTCATCAAGGGAGTATAAAATCTTCATTAGGTTATCAACACCATCTGTGTCTAAAGATGAGTCAAATGTTTCATCTAATATTAATAGATTAGTGTTGGTGGAGTTTTTCATTTTGGCTATTTGTCTCCATGCAAACAATAAGCTTAAATCAATTCTTTGTTTCTCACCTTCAGAGAAGTTGGCATATACAAATGTATCTCTATGTCTACTTCTAATGATCTCATCAAAATTATCTGTAAGATTAAATGATACAAAGAATTCAAGTGTTTGGAGATATTTGTTAATTAACATATTCATTGCTGGTAAATATTCTTTAACTACCTTTGTTCTGATACCAGTATCTTTTAACATCTCGTGAGCCACTTCATTGTATAAAGCCTTTTCATTATACTCATCCATTAGATCTCTATAATCTTCTAATGCATTCTGTGTCTTTTTAAGATCTTTATAATCAGAAGTTAAATCAACTATATTGGTATTGATATTAGTGCCTTCAATCTTTTTAATGTTTCCCTTAATAGTTTTTAACTCTTGCTTTAACATGGTAAGGCTACTCACGTCGCTACTTAAAGTGGCAATGTTATCACACACATCGGTCATACTTAGTTCAAGCAGCTGTATCTCGGCGGTTAGCCCTTTAGCTGTAACCTTTGCGTCGTTTATTTTCCGAAGTTTAAGGGCAGATGATATAAGTTGTTGGCACGTTGGACAACTTTCATGCTCTTCAAAGAACTTAGCCTCGTTAACTAACGACTTTACTTGGTTTTGGGCTTTGCCGGTGTTTAGTATCAAACTCGACTTAGTGCTATTGGCATTTTTCAACTTTGAATTTAAAATATCCATCGAATGAGTTGACTCAATCTCTTTTAATATTTCAGTACCTTTATCAATATAACTTTGCTTTTCTTTATTCAATAATTCAATTGATTCTGCACTTTGATCTTGGGCTGTTTTATTCAAAGCCTTTATACGTTCGATATGCTTTTTCTGATATACTATTTTATCCTTTTCAGAATTGATAAGAAGTCTTAGGTCTTTAGATTGACTCTTTACTACACTAGATTTCTCTTTAAGTATTCCCTTCATCTTAGAAAAGATATTAATGTCTAATAAATCTTCAATTACTTCTCTTCTGTGTTGAGGTGGCAATGCCATAAATGGTACAAAGGAGCTTGATCCTAATACTACAATTTGATGGAAAGACTTATGATTAAGCTTAAGTATGTTTTGTTCTAAGAACTTTTGATAGTCTCTAGCATTAGAGCTCTGGTCAATCAACTCATCATTTTTATATATTTCAAATATGTTTGGCTTAATACCTCTAACAATTTTAAAATTATGTCCGGCCGTTTTAAATGATATAGTAACCAAAGCATTTTTACCATTCACTGAATTTATTAATTGAACCTTTGATACTGATCTATGTGGCTTACCAAATAACGCAAAGGATAATGCATCTAAAATAGTTGACTTACCTGCCCCATTATGTCCTACAATAAGAGTTGATTTATTCTTATTAAGATTAATTGTTATTGCATTATTGCCTGTGGCTAAAAAGTTTTTATATGTTATAGTTTCAAATATTATCATTGTATTTCTTGATCAAGGGCTTCATTATATAAAGAATTAAGTAAAGATTTAATTGAGCTTTTATCCAAATCTGTATTAATAGATTCAACATAATGATCCATTAACTCTTGAGTATTTTCTATATCTTCTAATGAAGTAGAAACATTTTCACCTAAGAATTCCTGGAAGTTTTCAATTATCTTTAATTCATGAGTATTTATATCTGCAATTCTATCAATGAATTTGTCAAACATAAATGGGTTGGTTTTATTTTCAACGATTACCTTTACGAATTTATTAGTACAAGAATTAATATCTTCTTTAGTATAATCTTTGTCCGTATCATCATAGTAAATTCGTTTAAATAAAGTTAGTGGATTTCTAACCATTTCCATTTCTTTTGTTTCGGTATCATATATGTGGAAATACTTAGGATCATCTACATCATTCCAAGTAAATTCCATTTGCGAACCAAGATATCTAATATTATCATTCATTGATGCTACATGATAATGCCCAGAATAAACAGCATCATAATGTTTAAATAATTTCCCATCCATACCATGAGGAGATGCAAAACCTTTTAATACATCAAAGCCTTTTAACTCTAAGTGGGCCATGATAATACCATCATTCTTTTTAATATAGTCTACGAATGGTACATAATTCTCTTGGTTAATCCAAGGTATTAGATGCACGCCATGAAGCTCAGTAGGCTTCTGAATAATACTTACATTGGATGTATAATAACCGAGTAACTCCTTAAGCGAAGTTAAATCATTTGTATTCTTATAAAAGCAATCATGATTACCTGGTATAATATCCATGTGGATATCTGCCTTCTTTAGTGGCTCTAAGAATATTTTTCTATTATGATGTAAAGCCTTAAAGTTAATATTCTTTCTATGATCATAATAATCACCTAAGTGAAATATGTTAGTAATTCCATGCTCTTTCAAATAAGGGAAGAATATATCTCTATAAAATTCCTCTTGATAATTCATAAATATTTCTGATGAGTTTCTTATTCCACAGTGTGTGTCATTGAGGATTGCAATTTTCATATTTTAGTTTCCATCCAAATTTGTTTAATAATGTAGTATCTGCTTCAGTACGGATTCTCTCTTTAGGAGTTGGACTCCATCTAAGACTTCCTTCCCATCCAAATGATGTAGCAACATCGAATACTCTAGTTGCATTACCTGTCCCAATATCAACTATCTTATCATCTATTATATCATAGTTCTCTATTAAAATCAGCATGGCAGAACAAAAATCTTCAATATGAGTGAAGTCTCTATAATGTTCTCCATTGATATATTTGATTAGAGTTGTATCTCTACTTAATTGATTATATAACATATCAGGTCTACCAGGATAAACTGTATGTGGTCTTACCCCAATAGAATTTTTAGGGGCAAGTTCTTCCATTATCTTTTTAGTAACTGCATAAGGATTTGTCCACCATTCTTTAGCATTAGATGATGATGTATATATGATAGGTTTATTAACCATTTCACATACCTTAAAAATTTGTTTAGAACCATTCACATTTACATCATAATATTCTTCTTGTTTATCGAATGAACTTCTTACGCCAGTTAAAGCAGCAAGATGGATAACCATATCTACCTTATCCATATCCCAAGCATTAAAATTTCTTATATCATTTTCATATGGAGATACATTATAACCTTTATCTTCTAAATATGGTTTTAAATGTGATCCAATATAACCATTGGACCCTGTCATTAAAATATTCAATGATCTCTCCTTTGATTAAAGACACAAATAAAGAATAAGTCTTCATCATGTGAAGTATTATATACCTTATGAAAAGCACCATCTGGTATAGTAAATGTTTTACCTGCCTCAACAGAAAATTCATTATCACCAATTTGCATCTTACCTGTGCCTGACATAAATGTATATACTTCCTCAATGCCATCATGAGAATGACCAGTTGTTTCTTTACCTGGCCTAAGAGTTGTTGTTGAAACTGTTAACTTAGTAAGTTCTGTATTATCAACAATGATATATGTATCATTATCTTTTACTACATTACCTTCGAGTTGTTTTGTTTCTTGATTCTTAATCACGGCCTGCTTTAATCCTGATGAACTAAATCTATGGTCACGTCTATTAAAGAATATTTCCATCGGTAAATCATCACCGGTAAATGGCTTATCTTTATAATCATCACCAATGAATCTTACATCAATACGATATAATTGTAGTAAGTCAACCAATTCTTCTTCAGTGTTGTATGGAATAATTTCATCAACTCCTGATATGGCACTTAACTGGACATATCTTTCAACCACAGATTGTACTGGATATTTACCATTCTTACATGGATTAACATTTAATCCTACAATAAGTTTATCACAATTATCTTTACACTCCTTTAGCATTGTTACATGGCCGGCATGTAATAAATCAAAGCTTGAACATGTAAAGCCTATTTTTTCATTTATAATCATGTAAAGTTTTCCAGTCCTTTCTTTTCCTTTTCCTTTTCCTTTTTACTAAAGTCTTTAATGGCATCATCTTTTTGTTTCATAGTAGATATTCTTTCCCTTAAGGTATCAATATAAGCACCATCTACTGGTGAGTTCTTATCGATACCAACCATAAATTCTTCCACGTCTGCCTGTTCCATAAATTTAAATTTAATGTCGGCCTGTTTCTTTTCTTTAATAATTCGTCTGATAAATGCAAAGTATGCAATTTGAGTAAAGTATGAGAATGCATTTGGCTTACCTGTCCTGGTAGCAGCATCAATGTTATAGTTATGAATAGCTTTAAGACAGTTTTCTACTCCATCCATTACCATCTCATCTCTATATGTATATCTTACAAAGTTAGGTTTATGAGATAGGCCTTCACATATTTTCATAAAGCATGTTGCAATATAATTTGTTACTTTAGGTCTTTTTTCTCCTTCACCTATATCTTTACATGATTTAACATAATCTACTACCGAATATGAGAAGTCTCTATTGTTAACGTAGTGTGGTTTGTCTCTTGGTTTGATTTTTTCTGGCATGATATTAACCCTTTTTTGTGATACATGTATATATTATAACATATTTTAGGCCAAAAGTAAACCCTTTTTGTAAATCTTTTTTGTATTTATTTTCGTTTAGGGGGTTTACAAGACGATCAAAGTATGATATAATATACTATATGTCCGGAGGAAGGTGGAATGGTTAATTAATGGTAAGTGTTACTTGTTTCTATTTGACTATGATCAAAATCAAAATCAAAGTCATTTATGTTATCAAGTACTATTTGCATGTATTGTGCTTTCATATTATTGTCAACTATTGAATCCATAACAATATTGGTATTATCTAATACATGTACTTCCTCTACTGTGAAAGGCATCCAAGGAGATAATACAAACTCAGAGTCTGAATTAATTTTAACCGACATTGGCTCTTCTAAACCAATACAGAATTCATTATCTAAATTGTGGGTGTATGATATAATTGACTCACCATTCATTAACTTGAAAAGTTTAATAGGTAATTCATCCAATGTTTTAGGTATTTTTGATTCATCCATAATTCTATTTATACTAATGGAACTTCATGTATCTTAAATCTAAACTTCTGTTTAGCATATATTTTTATCCGTTCGGCACTATGGCCTAAAGTATAATTCTTTTTAGACTTCCAATGTAAGTCATCTGCAATATCATATACTTTGGCAGGTCTACCATCCTTTGATTTCCTTAGAACTCTACCTACGGATTGTAATATTCTTATTTGTGACTTACTAGGAGATGCAAATATAATATTATGTAAATTCTTAATATTAATACCAGTAGAGAATGTACCAAGACTAGCTACAATAATAGCATCATTTTGTGTTTCAGTAATTGCTCTTATATCTTCTCTAGTATCTGCATCAGTCATACCAGCAACAAAGAATACCTTTCTATTTTTATGAGCACCTTTTTCAATTATTTTATGTAATGGTATACCATGCTTTTCTACGAATTGGAATAGCACTAATGTATTACCCTTTTGATCTAATGCTAAATTCTTAATGAATATATTACGAGGATCATAAGTAACAATATGATCTAATTCATCTTGGTACTTCATTTTAGAAACTATTTTGGCTAATTCAACTGGATGTTTAAGTAACACTACATCAATATCTAACTCAGACAAATAGTTATCATCCATAAGCGCCTTAGTTGTAGTTACACTATAGACAGGCCCAAACAATCCCTCCAGTACAAGCTTATGCGTTTGTGTTCCATCGAGTGTACCGGTAAGCCCAAATCTATATGAAGCATTAGAACATTTAGATAAAATAGAAGTAAGAGATTTTGCTTTAAAGTTATGAGCTTCATCACCTACTACCATACCAAATTGTTGAAAATATTCTTTAGGCATCTTATATATTGATTGCCATGTCGATATATAAATTTGTACATCGGCATTCTTATCCTTCCCTGCCATAATTTGATGGCACTCAGTAGGATTAAAAGTTTCATCTTCCTGAGCATAATCAGCAAAGTCACCATACATTTGTTTTACAAGAGATGTTGTAGGTACAATAAGTAATATCTTTTGAGTCTTATTATACTCCATAAAGTATCTAATAAGCAAATAAATAATGAGAGATTTACCAGAAGCAGTAGGTGATAATAATAAACCCTTACGATTAGTTAAAGCATGTTTAACAGCATCTTTTTGATAATCTCTTGGTTTAATTATTTTATCTTTACCAAGAGGTAACCAATCAATCCAATCTATATTGTTATCGTATGGCTCATGGTAAGGTAATTCTATTGTATACTTTCTTTCCTCACAAAATTGTTCTATATATTTTTGAAGGCCTGAATATATCTTATTGGTTCTTAAATCGAATAATCTAAGTTTTCCATCCCACATCTTATTTTTAAATGCAGGCATGAACTTATACCCAGGCACAAAGAAAGTAAAAAATTCAGATATCTCCATAAGGATTCCCCTATCGTCTGATTCAACTCTAAGATATGCTTCATCTATTTTTTCTAATTTAACATCAGACACCTGCTTCAAAGCTTCTCCATTTTATAATATTAGCAATTGATTGATGTCTCCATCTAATAGTATCTAATATTTCTTTGAGTGTATCTACAAGGACAGTATGATATTCTAATTCAGCTTGGTACTTTTGAATGTCTAAATCAGAATCATAATAGTAATTCATCTCACCTTTAAGTGGTTTATGTAACCCATTAAATGGATCATACTCCCACCCGAATACATCTATTTGAGCTTGTGATAATTTTCCATTATAGTATAGCCACTTATCTTTAAGTAGTATATTATAATTCATTTTCTTTTGTTTCTTTTTGATTTTTGCAACAGTAATAAGACTCAAGTATTTTGAGTGTAAACTGGCATTTTTTATTGTTGTGTCATCTAATTTGAATTCATCTATCACTGAATCCTTTTTCCACATTTCAAGTATTTCTTCTAAGTCCATATCGCAATTGCCTCATAATATAAACTTATTTATATTGAATTAGTTATTCAGATTCTTCACACGTACATGGAGGAGGTGGTGCTGGCATTACCTGTTGCATCATTTGCTGTGGCATTTGAAACATTTGGTTAAAAAATGCACTAGCAGCTAATGAAAGTACTACTGCAGTTACAAATACTACAACACACCTTGTAATCATTATACGATCTCGAAATAAGAATAATTAAATGATACAACGGCAGTTAGATATTCTACATCTGTTGTCGTAATATCAAAAGGGAGTGATGATAATATTGTTGGGTATGCATCAATAAATCTAATTTGTTTAGTAACATTATTAGCACTTGACATAATATTAAGTGTAACATCTCTAACATTAGCTGGAGATTGATTATCATCTACCTGATTGTATAACCAATTATATATTTCTTGATAATTAATTAGGTCTTCATCTACTAGGAATGAACATTCGAATGGACCATATTCAATTTTATCTGCAGCTAAAGCAATGTTTCTAGAAGGGGTTGCTAATGGAGCTCCGTTAACAGCTATATCAGGTAACACCATTGTTTGTACTGTAAATTCAGCCGTTGGGTAAACGACAGTATCTAATTGTAATACAAAGGAGGTGGGATTTAAAAAATTTGTACTTGGCATGATAGTATTTATAATAAATTAGACTTATTATATATCTTTTCTTGTTTCCTGGTTAATATCACATTGTGCCATACGATACATTTTAGCATCAATTTCTTTATCGGAAAGACTATCCATACAGACACAACCTTGTCGTATAAGGGTGTCCATCCAATGAGCATATTCTATTTGCTCTTCAATAGTAAGCATTTCCTTAAAATATACTTCATTCCATTTGTCTTCTGTAAAGAATTCTTCATCGTCAAAAGTCATTATCAACCACTATACCTTGTTCCTTTGCTTTAATATAGTCTTTAACTATACCAGAACGAACAATATCATCTGTAGTAAATTTGTTTAAAATAAAATAATTAGGCATTCGCTTTAATATTTGGAGGAATTTCTTAATGTCTTTATCACCATTACGTGTGAAGTCTGATTGGCAAGTATCACCACAGAATATAATCTTTGAACCTTTACCTAATCTTGTTATAATAGAGTCTGCTTCATGTGCTGTCATGTTTTGAAATTCATCGACAAGCACAATAGTTTCATCGAGGGTTATACCACGTACATATGAGGTTAACATGAAGTCAACTATACCATTTTTCTTCATTAACCCATAAGCATCACCACGATTAAATAACTCATTACAAATACCAATGTAAGGTATCTCATAAATGGCTTGTTTTTCTTCTAATGTTCCAGGGAGATGTCCAATATCACGTGTCGCCACGGCCGAACGTATAATAACAATTCTTCTATAGTTTAATTTTGAATTTAGTATTTCACTAAATGATTTATATAATGACATAAATGTTTTACCAGTACCAGCTGAACCAGATAGTACTTGGCTTTTACCGGTGTCATAATTATCAAAGAAGTCTGATTGTGAATCAGTTAATGGATCAAACTGTTGTAGTTCAAGGTGTTGCTTATTCATTAATGCTTTTGCACTTTTTACATTCTTCTTACTTGACATAAAGATCCTTTAGTAATAACAATATACAAGTATTTATAGGTTTAATCTGCTTTATAGTAAGGAATAAAAAACCCCAACAAAAGCCGGGGTTTTTTATGTATATCTAAAGTTGAACTTTAGTATTACATAGAACTCACACTGTATCTTCCTTAAATTCAGAATTTACAACTTTTCCCTCAACGGTTCTTTTATGTGCATAGTATAGAGGCAGCCCAGTTAAAACTAATCCACCAACTACATTTCCAAGGATTACAGGAATTTCGTTCCACA